GTGCTGCTACTTCTGCGTCACCCATACGAGCACCACCTGTGCCACGAGTTTGAGTCTCGTTTGCTGGTGATTCTCCTACTGGTCTAGTAGTGCGCTGGAAACCACCATCTTGTAGTTCTTCAAGAATGGTAGAAGGTGACATGTCAACGACAAATCCAGCCTTCCTAGTGTCTACACTGTAGGCTTCGTCAAAACGACTTGGCATTATAGTTCTCCGTATGTTTTAAAGCCCTCAACAGGAGGAGCGTCTGTTGCTGGAGCGTACTCCAACTTAATAATGTCTTTTAGGACAACGGCTTCCTTAACGCCACGAGCAGTGTTGCGCTCCATGCCTTTAAGTGTTTCCCCGCCGAGGCCAGTGCCAGTAGTAGTGGTCGGGTCAATAGTTCCACGGAATAATTCCATGTTTACTGTTGGGAATGCTGAACGTGATTCCATTATGTCCACCTTGGGTCTGTCATGGTGCAATTACCGCAACAGCATGGTTCTGATGTTTCGCCTTTAATTGCTTTGGCGTCGTTTGCTTTTGCACGAGCAACTCGGTTTGGAAGTGGTGTACCTGCTTGATTAGCAGATTCAAGTCCCATTGTAAGTCCGTGCCCTGTAGGAATTGTCATTCCGTTATCCTTCGTTAGTTTCGTATTGGTGTTGGATAGAAACGGCTATGCCGAGTTTGTCGGTCAGACGACCACAGACAAGACATTGAATCTCATCTGCGGTCGCCTGCACGTCACGACTATTGCATACTGCGCAAGCACGTGGCCACGACATAACCGTATCTACCTAACTATTGACTAGGCTACGTTAGCGCCAGAGCCGGTTTCACCGAGGTCAATCGCTGGGTCGTAAGTAGTTCCAGTTCCAACAGTTGTTGAAAGGTCTCCACCTAGAAGCGATGCTGACTCGATGCGAATGATTGAAGCCTGACGGAAGATTCCGTAAGCACCCAACCAGTACCAACCAAGTGGTACAAAACGACGGAGACGGTCAGTGATTGGTCCTGGTACAACGTGTGGGAAGGCACCATTGCCATCTAGCGTTGAGTACGTCTTAGCAAGAGCCTGACGACCAAGAATCATTGTTCCGTAAACGTTTGTGCTTGAAGCACCAGTACCCTGGAATACAGGAGCACGAGGTGTTTCAATCCAACGTACACCTTCGTAAGCACCAAGTTCACCAGTCCAGATTTCTCCAGGCTGAGCGTATACGTGTGGTGCACGCCAACCCTGTACGTTGCTGCCAGAGATAGATTCTCCCTGAAGGTCAGCCACGAGGTCTGGGTGGATGTATCCGACGTACATTCCGCCGAATGTTGGAACGTTCTGTGAACGGAGACGGGCACGAGCAACACGGATGTCAAGTGATGACAGTGTTGAACTTGCTGTTACTCCAGCACGTGTTGTGATTGCAGACTGTAGAGTTGTTGCTCCGAGTCCCGATGCGTACTGTACGTTTGTTCCAACGTCAAGTGCTGCACGAGCAATAGTGTCAATTGAAACACCAGCGTTGTATCCAACTACGTTGGCTACGATTGGGTCAATGTCTACGTATGATGTACCACGCAACTTGGCAGTTGTGAGAACAGCGTTACCGTATTCAGCAAGAGTCAGGGTAACCTGGCTGTCTGAAAGAGCAACTGTCTCAACATCTGTTGTCTCAGTAAGAGCAGATGACTTGATTGGTAGGTCGTTAACAATTGTAAATGCAACTGAAGCACCTGGCATACTCTGGTGAGTAGGCTGGATATCTGCTGCTGCGTCAAAGTACAACTCAGGACGTAGGGCGAAATACGCCATACGGTCATAAGCGGCCTTTGAAAAGTCTAGGGCACTGGCCCCTGTAAATGCGTCAGCCATTTTGGTTGACTCCTTTTCTTAGTAGGTTAAAAGTTTTTAGGCTTAGAACGCACCACGGGAGGAATAGATACCCAGTTTTTTACCTGAGTCTCCTTCAACGACTTTCATGACTTCATCGGGAGTAGTGGCTGCTGCAAGTGCTTCAAGGTACATTTGCTGGGGGTCTGGCATTGCGCCTGTAGTCCCAATAGTCGCACCCTGCGCTCTGCGTAAAGCCGCAAGTTCCGAGTCATCCGTTGACGGCTCTTCTGGAGCCTGGAGAATGCCATATTCCATCGCTGCTTTGTGGATTGCTTCTTGCGAAGATTCTCCATCGTAAGCCTTGCGGAATAGTTGACCTAATCCTGAATCTGGAATGCCAGCCTTTGAAAACTGAACTTCACGCTTCTGCGTTTCTAGTTCTGCCTTAAGACTGTCTAATTCCTTACGAGCCTTTTCTGCTTCACGTAACTGCTTCCGAATATTCGGGTCTAGCGGTTGACGCTCTTCAGTTTCAACTTCGTAATCTAATTCGTCATCGTATGCCATGTAGTCGCTCCTTGCGGTACGCACTTTACCAGAGGTTAATAAAGCGGATAATTTTCAGCACTATTGTACGCACTTTGGTCATGCCCTCCAAAGCGGGTTTAGATAGTTAGCGCACCTACGGCCACATAGGGCCAACCATCTATGAATATTGTATCACTCAAATGATGAATGTTACGACTTAGCCGAACCTATTCCTGTAACTCCACGGCCATTTTCAGCGTACCCTCCACCCTTTGAGAATTGTTGGGTGGCTGATTGCTCGGCTCTTGCTACTTGGGTTTGCTCGGCTATTTGATTAGTACCGCCATAGCCTGCCACCTGTGAACCAATAAGTTGGTCTGTAGTCACAGTCTGACGGCCTGAACCTGGGGCTGCGGCTGTCAATTGAACGTCACGAGAGGCACCTAGAAGGGCGTTTTGGGCACCTGCCATGCTCATAGTACCGTAGGCTGACCCTGCTCCTAGGTTGACCCTATCGGCCAATTCACGGGCACCAGACTCACTCATACCCCTTAGACCAACGTTCTGAGAGTAACCAGCAAGTGTGGCTGCAGCCGTGGCTTGTTCAATCTTGGTTAGGCTGTTCTTAGGGTCAAGGTAATAGTGGGCAAGGTCACTGGTGTTAACGCCAAATTTGGCCAACTGTGCTCGAGTTGCTGGGTCAGCGTTCATAGCGGCTGTGTAACCTTTAGTCACACGCTCATTAAACTCAGCAGCAGAAACATCGTTTTGTACAAGGGCAGCAATCTGTTTGTTGTCAAGTTTAGGTATGCCGTACTGCTGTGCTGTGCCATGAATAGAAGAAACATAGTTCATGTAGTCTTGCTCTGTCATGTGCTGTGCTAGACCCATTTTTGTATTACGTTCTGTAAGACCAGGGAAAGCGGCTTGGTAAGCGGCAGTACCACGAACGTAGTCTAAAAGAATCTTGCTGTTTACTTGTTGACTAGATGCTCCAAAGACCATGTTCTTTACAGTGCCAATAATGCTTTCGTCTGCATTGAACGCCTGAAGTTGCTGATTGTAAGCAGCCATAGCAGCAGCGTCGTTCTTGTTGGCAGGTGGTTCTGGCTTCTTAGGTGCCATACCCCATGAGTCTAGGGTATTTAGAACTGTGTCATAAGCAGATACCTGGGCTGAAGCCTTTGCGTTTACTTCGGCTGCGGCTTGTGCAGATACACCACCGGAAGAACTAGGAGTTCCTGTAGTCTTTGGTGGAACAAACGCACCAATAACGTTAGGTGCTCCTGCTGTTCCTGGAGAAGAGGCAACTGCCCAAACACCACCTGCTCTTGTAATACCAGTTGCAAGACGACCCCAACCATCGCTTGTACTGGTTGAATCCTTTTTAATACCAAAATATGCTTTAAAAGCATTAATAATTTGGCCTGAATTTCTACCTGCTACTTTACCGGCCGATGCTTCAATAGCAGTTTGAAGTTTACTTGCGCTAATTGTTGACCCACTGTAAACACCTGCTTTAAGTTTTGGGTTAATGTCAGCAAGGAATGCTGCTATGTATTGCTTTGGGATTCCATACATTTGAAGAGACGTTGCATCCATTTGACCAACAGTTACAAGTCCAGTTGCACCAGCACTTAACCCTGCTTGCGTTACACTTGCAACAATTTGGTCAATTGTTGACTGGTCTACTAAAACCTTTGGCTTGGCAGGGGTTACCGGGGTATTCTTTTTTGCAGTTTTCATCGTTGTGCTCCTTGTATTCCTTCTGGCGCTCCTTGTGCGGGTGGCCTCATAAATCCTTCGTTAAGTGCTGAAGTTACTTTTTGTGCTGCTTCGTGTGCAGCAGGTGTGTATTCCCAACCAAATGAACGCTCGTTCATAAGGTGTTCTTTCCACTTGTGGAGTGGCATAGGTGCTGGTCGCCCTGTTGCTTCATCGACATGTCCGTGAAGTGCTGCAGCAGATTTAGGGTCACCAACAAAATCAGGTTCAAAGTTTTGTCCAAGAACCTGCTTGCCCACTTGACGGTACGGTTCAATAAGCGCACGTGTAGGCATTCCTTGTTCTATTTGTTTGGCAAGCGTAGGGTATAAACCCATTGCCTGTTGCTTCATGTACTCTTCAAAAGCGTTTAACTTTGCAGGTGTAAGTTCTTTGGCAAGAACTTTAATAACATCCTTGGTAATCGGAACCATGTAACGGTTGGCAATGTCTTCCATCGCTTTTGCCGTAGGCACTGGTTCTTTCTTAGCCGCAGTTGCTTTTGCTGGTGCTGCTTTGGTTGGGGTTGCTTTTTCTTCTGGCATGTTATTCCTTATCTTGCAGGTACGAATACGGTAGGCATCTTCAAAAGACACGAAGTAATGTAGTACGACGCTAATGAAAATTCTTTTAATTTGGAAACAGCAAGAAGTGTTTCGTACAATCTGTTTTGCATCTCAGAAGCAGCAGAAGGGTTAACCTTGTACTCTGCATTAATTTGTGATGCACTAGCATCGTAAATTTTGTTTAAAGCAACAAATTGCATGTACTGCTCAGGAGGAATAATAATTTTCCCACCTTTACCATTTAATGGGCCAAGAACTTCAGGGTCTTGCAACATCTTGTTCATTTCGTCGTAGACCTTAAGAGCGTTGCTGTTTTTTTCTTCACCCTTAAAAGAAGCGTACCAACTAGGGTTTAATTTACCGTAACCTTTAGCCATGTCGCCCATTACTTTGATTCCTTCGCCGTTAAGCGTTTTGCCATCGTACGAATACATTGGGTTCTGAAGCATGTAGAAACGTGCGTCGTTGTAGTACCAATCGTTACCAGTTGTAATGTCACGTTGAACAATCATCTCATCTGGAGTCATACGTGCACGAAGACCAAGGCGCATTTCCAACGAAGCGGCATGTGCGTCTTGTGGTGAAGTGCGGTCAGGAATCATTGCTGATGCATACTTGTACTTGTTGACAAAGCCCATGTTCTGTTCAACAAAATCAAACGTAAATTTTGTTTCGTCAAAGTGACCGTAAGGACTTGATGTGTGAGCCGTAAGGTCGTAGATGTTGTTCGGGTGTCTCTTGTTGTATTCGTCCATGGCTTCGTAGGCCGTGTACTTAGGTGTGCCGTCCTTATTCTTTTCAGCCATAATCTTGTCTAGGTCTCCAAGGCCAGAGTATGTGGCGTTAAGAGAAAGGGCAAGAGGACTAAAGAAGTTAAGGATAGTCTTTGTGGCAATCATCATCACTGCCTTAGAGTGAGCCTCTTCTAAGAACTTGGCCTGTGCAGCATTGTCAGCAGTCCAGTTAGCAAATAATGTGTTAGACACACTCTTAATAAGGTGCTCTCTTGTACCCTTATCGTAACTATTCCACTTGTCACTTCTGCTTAGGTAAGACTCAACTTCGTCTCTAAACTTCTTGTGCATCTGCTCGGACAAGTCAGTAATAATTTGATTTTCAACTGAGGCAACAGTACCGTTGTGGTTTTTAAAGACCACGTCGTCCATAATTTGTAGCATGCCGTTTAGTGTTGAAGAAGGCAAAAGGTTCTGCTGCATTGTAGAGTTGTTGGCGTACTCACCAATAATGTTCTTAACAATGTTGTTAGCCCATTCTTCGTGTGGGAACTTTAGGTCCTTAAGAAGTTTGAGCGGCGTTGTAACGTAAGGTCCAAATGCAGGACGAACAATTGTTCCTAGGGTTCCCATGATTCCACCCATGTCACCCGTAGGCACCATTGAGTTAACTGAACCTGGGCCACCTGTAAGGTTAAAGTCAAGACCAAACATTCCACCTAACCACTGTGTGCCTGGGATAACCATCTTTGGTGATGTTCCTGCTTGGTTTTGAATTGCTACGTAGTTAGTAACACCAAGAGACATCTTTAGATATTTTTCAAATGCCCCCATGTCTACGGCACCCATACGGAATGCACGTCGCCATGCCTGGTTTTGAGCAAAATAAAACGGAGCAGCAACACGCATGTTGGCTTCAAAGAATGTCTTGTCTTTAGGGTTGTGAACAAAACGAATCATTCGTTGAATAGCCTGGTTCTCTGCCCATACCTCTGCGTTGTCAACGTTTAGTTGACGAGCCTTAATCAACTCACGAGCAAGTTCCATTTGGTTGTGGTACTCAAGAGCAAACAACGGGTCACGTACCATCCAGTTAACAATTGGTCCAAGAACCTTTTCGTGACCTACTTCAGAAAGACGACGTACAAAGTTCTTGTACGAAGCAGCAGTTGTCCAATTGGCGGCATTAACTTCTCGGCCAGGTATGTCCTTTGGTGCGTAAAGTTTTTTATCACCTAAGATGGCGTTCATTTCTTTTTCAGTAGGTATCTGGTTGTGGATAATCATGTCAAGCAGGTCAGTGTGAAGTCGCCACTTGTTACTGCTGGTTCCAGTTACGGTGTTAAGTACGTTGGTTGCCGTACGAGTAGCAAAGTCTTTTAACGCTGCTTCTTTGAATGCCATTTCATAGGTGATACCTTCTGCTTCACGTCCAGGCACCAAAGCGTCAGGGCCTTTGTCTTTAATAGCCTCACGCATGTCCAAGGACCATGCAGATAACTTAGGGTCAGAGATAACTAATTCAGATGCACGGTACCTAGAAAGTTCTGCAGGCTTCATCTGAAGAACGTCTTTGTAAACTTCTTCAGACAGTCGCACTCGAGTTTCGTTGAACCATTCAAGTGAACCCTTTTTAACACCAAACATTCCAGAAATAGTTGGTTCTTCTATGAGTTCCCTAAGTCTCTTGCTAGCAGCAAACGAAAGTTTGTCATCAACAAGTCTTACCATCTGCTGAACCATTGACCTTGCGTAACCGTGGTCGTGAAGGTTGTTGTATGTGTGGTGGTCACCTACAGATGCTTTTGTCTTAACCAAACGATTAGCAGCGTCAACACGGTAAACGTCTGTAATTTCACCTTGCAAACCAGAAAACGGGTCGGTTATTGAAACGTCGTTCTGTGCGTGAACACCAAGTGGAAGGTGACCAGAGTGACGCATAATAACGCCAGCAGTGTCTTCTACAAGGCGACCCAATTTCTCTGAGTCCCAACCCTTAATCATGCTCTTTTCAATACCAGTAAGAACACCAGCAGTAACGTTACGAATAAGAATACGGTTGTGACTTAACAAAGTTGTTGCTGATTTGCTAGCACCCTTGTAGTCTTGGTGGAAAACATTTTTGGCAAGGTCAGCAGTAATTGATTTTAAATCACCCTGTTGCTTTAGCCTTCCCATAAGAACAGCAGTTTGATTTTCGTGACGAACAATAGAAGCAGCAAGGCGAGCATCAAACAAGTTAAAGCCACCAACACGTAATGCGTTTAGCGTTGCTTCAGAAACACCAACGTGCATTGCCCATCGTCCTGAAAGAAGAGCAAGTGGAACGAACACAAGGCTAAGGCTTCGGTTCATTCCATCAACGATAACTTGCCAGTTAGTTCTAAGGCCAGAGCGTGTTCCTCGTTGAGCAGTAATCTCTTTTACAAATTGGGCTTGAATCTTTTCTTCGTTTGCATCGTACTTAATACCAGCACGAGAAACAGCCCATTCTTCTGGTGTCAATTTTGATTCGCCAATTTTGTTCAAACGCTTTATGCTGAACAATCTCTTAACGTCGCTACCCATACCTGGGTCACGAAGCATAAGAACATTAAACGACATCATTTGGTCGTGAGCAGCGTTTAGTACACCTCTAAAATAATCTACGTTTTGTCTAGTAGAAGTGTTGCCTGCTTTGGTAAGGTCTTTAGCAACAGGTTCGTTAGCATTGACATAACTGTCGTCAAGGAACCGTGTCTCTTCCTTAACTTTAAGGTCAGCGCTCTTTTGTATCTCAGCAACTTTTTTGTAGGCAGCAGCAAACTTTTCGTGAGGCTTGCCTGGGCCTTCCATGATTTCTTTAATTGCGTCTGTTACTTGCTTTCGTCCTGCAGTAAGACCAGAAACGTGAGCAGCGTTAGTGTCTCTGTTAAGACGCATTTCGTGAATAGGGTCATGCCATTTGTTGGTGTGACTAACTTCAAGACCTTTGTCCAAAGCAAGGGCACGGACGGTGTCTTCAGACAGATTGATGTCGTGAAGGTTGCCAATTTGGTTGGTCATACGAATGATGGTTTCGTTAATAAAAGTACTTAGGTTGTTAAGGTCACGTACTTGTGGAATCTTCATGTCAGACAACTGTGAGTCAACAATGGCAGCGTGAGAATTAATACCTTTGATGTCTTCCATGTCTTCAATGTTTCCAATGTCACTTGCGCCGTTGGCACCATAGTGAGCCTTAACTGAACCACCGTCAAAACCCAACATGCGGTAAATCTCTTCTTGAATGCTGCCTTCAAGGTCTTTAGCAACTAGGTCGTACTCTGCACGGTTGAGTCCAGATACAGCACGACGCATAACCATGTGGTAAACAACTTCACGGTATGCTTGAGAAAACGCTTCGGTTCCTCCGTCAGCCAATGCCTGAGTCAAGTAGTCAGTCATTGCGTTAACAACTTCTCTTGGCATCATTGCACCAATAGCAAGTTGCCTAATTGCTGGAATAGACTCGTTAGCATCTTCCATAATAATTCGGTCGGTTTCAAATCCCTTAAGCACACTTGAGTAGTACATAGGTTTTCCGGCCAATTGCTTTGCAACCCAAAGACGGAATGAAGAACGAGCACGAAGACCTGCGTCGACAACACCTACCCAAATAGGGTCGTCAACTTTAACGTCTGGACCGTCTTTAGACCATTTAGTATTCTTCCATCGGTTGATAATAGAAATGTCAGCAGAGAGAAGTGATTGCTTGCTAAGAATGCTGTCAGCAGCAGTTTGTCTCATCCATGAGTACATGCCCATTGAAGGTGCATGTACAAGAGCAAGACCTTGACCATCAGCCAAAGGAGCAAGAATGTTTAGAACTTCTTCTTCTGTCTTAGCGTCTCCCAATTGTTTTAAGACGTAAGGAGAGAAAGTGTTACTTTGCTTTCCAGCCTTAAACATAGTTCCAATCTCACCACTGTTGTGAGTAGCCATAAATGTAAGAGCACGACGAACGTATGGTCGTACTGCTAATTGACGAAGCGTGTCACCACTAGTAACACCAAGGCCCTTAAAATATACAGATAGGTTTCCAAGCGTTTGTGAGCCGCCACCCTTTTCAATTAGTTTACCTAGTTTGGTTTGTCGCTCTACAGCAAGTTCAGCAGTGTGGCTAAACTCGTCCAACCTTCTAGCAAGACGTGGCGCAAGACCTACGGTACGTGCTGAAGAAATCTTTGTACCTAAAGCACCAACAGGGTCGGTACCAATAAACTTTGCCCAAAGGTCAACAATGCCTGAAGAGGCAGAAAAGAAAACACCTTGGTCTTGTTTGCCAGCAAAGAACTCCATTGTTGCCCTACCAAGGTCAACTGGTTTACCGTTAGCATCGTGTACGCCAAGGTCACCAGTTTGTTGCCACAATTTAGCATCACTGTGCTTTGCTTGCGCTTGTACTAACTGGTACAAAGCATTGGCTCTAGCACCACCAGTCATTTTTGTAAATCCTTTAGCACCACGGTACATGTAACCAAGAGGATTGCCGTGTTCGCTAAGTTTTTGCATGATTGTAAAAACTTTGCTTGCTTGTGTTGCTTGTGCCGCATTAGCCGCTTCAATTTCTTTTGTAGCGTTAGCAGCAGTAGTAGCCATGTCAAAGCCTGCAGCACCAGTTTCAGTTGCCATTGCTGCTTCTTCTGCAGCAGTAGCAGCCGCTTCAGCAGCAGCAGTAGCGTCAAATCCGGCAACTGCAGCAGAACCAGCACCTGCAGTTGCACCTATAAGTGCAAGACTTGGTCCAATGTTACCCAAGGCATACATAATACCTTTTTGCTTAACCATACTTTCGTAGTAAGCCAAAACGTGTGCAGTCATTTGATAAGCGTTTTTGTCGCTCCATGGGTTAAAGTTTTGACCAAGGTTAAGAAGTGTTTTGCCAAGGTCTTCATAACCTGCTACACCACCAAAACCATTTAATTCCATAATGCTTTTACCAGCACGCTCTACAAGACCACCAATGCCCTTGGCAAGACCACCGGCTGCACTAACAAAAGATTTACCGTAAACAGAACCTTCGTGTGTAAAGAAACCACCAAGACCGTATTTGTGTACACCGTTTGTAATGTAGTTATGAAAGTTGTCCCAAGTGTGGGTACCAAGGTTAACAATTTCAGGACCAACGTTTTTCCAGTTCTTGAGTGTAGTTAAACCACTCCAACCCGCTTTAGCCGCATTCCAAATCTGACCAGTGGCTCCAGTTGGGTTTTGTCCTGTATACCATGTAGAATTAAATTTGTCATACAAGGCCATAAACTTAAGAGCGTTTGTTGCGTCTTGAATATGAACACCTTGCATAGGTCCAGTATTCTTAACAAGGTCCATTATCATCCCAGGGTTTTTAAACGCACTTGGGTAGTTGTTGTAAATAGATTGAAGAGCGTAGTGCTGATTCTGGTTTAAAGAATTGTAGGAATTAGTTGTTATTGCTTTTTGGTAAGCGTTCTGTTGTTCATTGTATGTTTGCTGTGCTTGACCTCCACCAGGAATACCTCGACCTACTTTTATAGGTGCAGGTGCAACTGGTTGTTGTGGTACCGGTACTTGGCCTTGTGGGTTCTGGTTTCCGTCAGCCATTACATACCAAACAAGCGAGCGTGAGCAGCAAGGTCAAATGTTCCAGCAGTAGCGTTAGGGTCGTTAGACATGTGACGCAATGCTTCAGAAAGAATACCTCTTGGCTGTGGTGCAATGGCTTCAGGTCCAGGTCCAGGGCCAGAAGTGATACCCGCTTGAATTGGTTCAGTTGGTCGCTCTGTCGGGTGAAGGAATGGCAGCGAACCTGGCATTGGGCCAGCAGTTTGTTGTGCAGGAGCGGCACCTTGAGCAACAGGTGACTGTGCCATTGGTATTGCTGATTGTGCGTTCATCTGTTCTGTTGCCTTACCGTACTCTTGATTGGGTACAGTAGTTTTAGGAACATTCAAATCTGTACGGTTGCTGTAAGCAGTACCGGGTGTTCCTTGGCGTGAACCGCCTTTACCTGAACGTGGCATTTATTATGCTCCTTGTCCGCCGAGACTCGCCAATAGTTGACGAACATCGGGTTGTCCTTGAGGTGCCTGTTGAGCGCCAGGCTGAATTGGGTTTTCTGCTGATACACCAAGACCTGGTTGCATTTCTGGAGCAGCACCTTGTGGTGCCTGTTCTGGCCCACCCATTCCTGGCATACCTTGAGGCATACCCTGGGGCATACCCTGGGGCATACCACCTTGCTGTTGCTGCATTGCGTCTGCCTTGGTTGCTTGTTCCTGTTGCATCTCTTCATGAATTTTAGCAACTGCATCTTCAAGTGTAACGTGACGCTGTGCTTTCATTTTTGCAATACGAGCAATAATGCTTGGGTCAAGTGAACCAGCAGAAGCCTGCTGCTCAAGACCTGTTAGCAGCGCCTTGCGTAGACCTTCCATCTCAACACGGTCTGCTTCCAACTGTGGGTCTTCAATTGCTGGGTCCATGATACGGGCTGTCTCGTTAGACATGATTCCCATACCAACACGCTGACCAAGTGAAACCACAAGACTGTTAATGTCAGAACCAGGCATTGGGTATTTAACGTATGAAAGATTTGTTTCAAACGCTTCATTAGGTGTGTAATCGTCGTGAACAACTTTGCCGTCTCCACCCATAAAGAACATACTTGGCTTGTTGCCGTAGTACGACTTCATAATTTGAACTGCACGCATGTTCTCTAACTCCATTGAGTTAGCAAAGATTTCCTGGTATTCCTGGAGTGGCATGTCAACTGCACTAGACAGAACAGAAGCACCACGTCGAGCGGTACGGATGTTAGAACCTGACTCGCCTCCAAATTCGGCAGGAATACCAGCCGTAAGGCGTTGTGCTCGCTCAAGGCGGTCAAGCGCCATCGGTGCATCTTGGGTCTGCTGTGGATGGACAATTTGAATCTGTCCTTTGTCCAAGATACCTCGGATACCCATTTTACCGTCAGCCTCTTGAACAATACGTGGGCTTGTCGGAGAATTTGCAGGAGATACAACCCATTCGTCAGGAAACACGTTGCGGAACACTGCAATAGTGTTAAGTGCGTCTAACTTGGCTTCACGTTGGTACATACCAAGCATTTGGTCAAACTGACCTTGCAAGCGGTCAAGAGTAATACGTCCAGCAATAACTACTGGGCAAATTTCTGAACGGTTAGGAATACGTTCAAGAATTATGTGTGTTGCTACACCCTTTCCTGTCTCCTGTGAAAAGCCTTGGTTCTTTTGCTTTTCAGCACCAACGGCTACAAGAACTGTTTCGCTGGCATCAAGGTATTCAAGGATTTCAAACATGTCAGTGTCATGCTTGTCACCCTTGTAAAGAACAGAAGTTTGTTGTGGATAGTGTTCTTTCATCCAACCCAAAGGACGACGGTCAGCAAAGATACAGTCAACTGGTTCCATGTTGTCCGGGTCAATCATTGGAGCAGGATATGTAGCAAGAGGGTTGCGTACACGCCAGTGTGGAATACGTCGTCTGTCTTGTGGGTCAAGTGATACAGGAGAAAGAGATACAGCAGACATACCGTAAGCAGTAAGGTGACGGCTGCGACGACGTAATTTAACAGCCATCTTGTTCATGTCCCACCAACCAAGGTTAGCAAGACGACGGTCACGGGCTTTGTTTTCAGAAGCCTGGATACCTGGTCGAAGTGAAGGGTATTGAATGTCAGGAAGCATTGAAGCAACTCGCATAGCAAAAGAGTCAATACCTTGAGCAATAAGGTTTGGGATTGCAGGCTTCTCTGCTTCGTCTAGTTCTGGTAGTGGAACAATAACGTCACCGTTGTAGTGGTCACGTACTTCTTGCATGCGTCGAAACGTACCGCTACGTTGTGTGCGACGCTCCTGATACATTTGAACAATCTGCCCGGAGGCTTTGTCGTTGTCAGGAGAAAGGGGCATCTAAAACCTCAAGTTAGTTAGTTGGGTATTCTTTACCCATTTTGGTCGCCATGCTTGTACGGACCTAGTCTGAGGCATGTAAAGATTAGGAAGGTTCCATTCAAAGAACCATTCCGCCATTACACAGTCATCCGTACGTCCGTGAGGGTATCTGGTAACTTCGTCAATCAACTTCATTGACCGAACTTTACCTTCGCCCTTACCCATCAATCTTACACGACCAAACTTCCAATGTTGAGAAATCGTCGTAACTCCGTAGTCGGCATCAGATTTATTGCTAGTAGTGTTATGGGGAATAATTTCCACCCCACGTAATTGTCGCCAACGTTTAAAGTGGTCATATTGCAACATAAATCGCTGGGCTGCGTTTTGTTCCACAATCCACACCTGAATAGGAAACCCAATAGAAATAGATAATCTTTGCCAATCTTCCATAACCCCAGTGAATTCACCTTCGTTGTAGTTGTACTCTAAGAATTGCGGGGCTTCCATTTTACTACGTATGAGGTCAAGGAGGAACCTCTGTTCAGACTCCTTGTGGTATAGCCAACACTGGATTGACCAGTAATTTGTTGGACTAGGGTCTGCGGTTGCAACCACGATACAATCTGATGCAGAGATACCTGGCGGTATTTCCCAACGGTCACGTTCATTGTCAATACACCCGGGACTGCCCCCGTGCCCGTAGACCCATTCATTCCTGACAAGGACTTCATCTAGCGCCAGGTCTTCCTGCTGGTATACAACAGCAAAGCGTTCTCCTCGGTTGGACATAAGGTTAGAAATGTCTCGCCATCCGAGACGGCGTGGGTCCAAAAGACAACCTTCGGGGTAAGCAAGAGCCGAACGCTTGTGATTATCTGAATTACATTTTTCTTCATAGTGTGCCCTGTACTTTAGGTGTTTGTACTTTTTGTCACGTCGAAGCAGTGTCGCTTCTTCCTCAGTCATCTCATCAATGATTTCTTCTGCTTCTTCGTCTAATGGCTGCACCATGTCAAGAGCAAAACGATACAAATCGTCGGGAGCCAAACGCTGGCCAATAAGAGCAAGCATTCCTGCGGGCTCCAATCGTGTTTCAGCCACGTCTTGATACCAGTCTTCCATTGCCTCACGTTGTTCAGCACTTCGCACCTTTCTAGGGTCTACGAGGTCGTCCCAAAAACAACCATCAAAACGACCACCAATAAAACCAGAGTCCATACCGTAAGCACTTAGTGTTGGTTCCTTTTCTGAGATAGCACCCATTTCTTCTGGCTGCATAACAATAAACGCTTCGTTGGTCCACAGTTCTTTTTCCAATGGCTTAAAGCGTCCAAAGTCGTGAGCCATTGTAGTAATAGCATCGAGTGCCTGTCCACGGGTTTTAAGCATTTCATCGGCTTGTTCTGGAATAACACGTTCTAGTGAACGGCGCACACGCATCAAGTTTCTCTTGGCTAGGGACATAGTCGCACTGCCGGTCAGAAGTCGTGTGGAACGGTTGCGACAAATAACCCAACAGGTAATGTCATGGAGAAGAGTTGTCTTACCAGAACCAGGTGGCATGTTCATAACAACGTATTCTTTTTGTTCTGACTCAAGTAAATCTACAAGTGCCATACCTGCTTCTTCTTGCCATGGCGTAGACACACGGCCGAAGTACCTCTCACGAAAGTAACCAAAGTCTTCAAGTGCTAACTTGGCTTCGTCACTTAATTTGTCGTAGGCAATAGGACCTTGCAGTTTTGCTTCGGTCTTGCGCTCACGATAGTCACGAGCAGAACTATCTATTCCCTCGTCGGCTTTAAGGGTTTGGGCGGCTTTCTCGACTCGGTAGGCTGTGGCTTCTGAAAACTTAGCCTTTCGAGCACTTTCCGCAATGGAGAATCCAGCCGCTCGTGCTTCAAAGTACTTCTTCCTTTGTACTGGTGTTACTGCCATTTATGAGTTCAATGCGTCAGCAATCAAGCCACGTACCCTGTATCCAGGCACGTTGGAATCACCAATGGTAAAGATGCCGCCGAGTCCGTCGTTGTAATCCTTAACGGCAATTACGAGGACATAGTCCTCCACGACCGGCATCTCCCATGGTGCGTCTGTTGGTAGTTCCTCGTTTATACGGTTGAGAAACTTGGGGAGGTTTTCATCTATCCACGCTTTCAGTGAACTTTCGATTATCTCCCCGTGTGACATTACGCTTTAGTTTCTTCTTCTACCGTTGTAGAGACTGCATTGGCAAGGTGGGTTGCTAGTGCAATGTTGCTCTCAAGGTTGTGCTTGCGCACAAAGTGGAGTGCTTCGGTAAAAGTAGAAGCCAATACGCAAAGTGATGCTACAAGTCCCTGAACGCCTACAGGAAGACTGAAGCCTGGATGTACTACTGATAGCACAGCACCTGTCCCCGTAAGGAGTGCTGTGATGTGTGGGGCTATGTGTTTATTCATACCCCTGAGTGTAGCATACGAAAGCCAAAAAAATTTTGTTTTTAGCACCGAGGTGCAAAACTGCTCTAGGAGCGTGGCGTACCGTCCGCGTTCCAGAGAGCCTTATAGTCTCGTTTACGCTTTCTACGCCATCCAAGGCGAAGAGAGGTGACGGTATTGTCGCGGCGGCGGCTGCGAAAAATCAAGGCCGCTTTGGTTTAGGTTTTGGCTTTACCTTGGAGTACTTTTTATTTGCCTTAGCCAAGGTCTTTTCGCCATGCTTGTCTTTAGGTCGGCCACAGCCGCAAGTTGAACACATACATCTAGAATAGCACATACACATTCCATACACACTCCATACACACACATTGTGAAAACATTCACATAGTAGTTACGTCACAAGGGCGGTTGAAGGTGTATAGTAGATGTATCACTAATGTGAGTGGTCGTGCGTGAAAGTCGCCCCGGAGTGTGAGTCCCAGCCGTGAGGTTGCAGATACTCGCCGGAGTTACCCGGTTAGAGCGGGGTTGGGTTGAACACGTGCCAAGAGCCTTTGGTAAATAGTCCTCGTGTTCATGACGGGTGGATTGTCCTAAGATTTTTTTAGTGGTGAATGCAGGGGGCTTTATGTTAAAACAACCCCAGTCCTACGACACCCTCTGACAGTGGTTTTGACACAGAAATGTGACAGGTTCCTCGGCCCGTGTGCTAGCCCTGATTTGGAGAGAATGACAGTTTACCATTTTTGGGATACACTTTACTTTTATTGACCCCCGCTCGGCACACACCCGGTCAGAATCCCTTGGATTCTCTGCGTGTGCCAAGCATTCGGCCTACGTCATATGCATGACTCGCCCTCACTACGCCCCCCCCTAGGGGTCTCCGACTGCATGCGTGGCATACGCCACACTATCTATGCAGTTTGCTTTGCTTTCTATTGTAATGACAGTGGTTATGATAGGGAATACAATGGATGGGCTTAACGCTTACGCTCCAATCCTTCTTCTTGTGTCTGCGACGCTCAGTCTGCGACGCTCGGCTCTCGGCGAGGCCTGTAAACAACAAGCAAACTACCTATTATTTCTGAACCCTGCACTGCGACAACTCCAAATCCATGCTTGGTCGCATGTATTTGTCGTTGCAAGCACAAATCAGAATCAATCTGATTTGCATCTCCGTTTGGGGCGACGAACTTAGAACTATCTCTCTCTCTCTCTGTGGGCTTGACAAGATATCACATCTCCCAGATGCACTATTCCACTCCTTCGTCGTGGAGCACTTGTGGGTGCTAAGGATATTTTATGACTTTTTAGTTACAAATCCAACAATTTGTAACGAAAAACTAATAAAAATCCTTTTAACGCACCTCAAAGTGTGCCTAGCGATTAAAAATCGCTGGCATGCACGTGGGTAGACCGTGGCATCCAAAGCCGTCGTAGCCTGTTGTTACAGGCTTCTAGTCTTTGGGCCACTTGTGAAATCTTGCGCGCCTCACAGCGAGTGTGAGTCTAAAAAAAGGGGAATTAAAATGTCAGATGTTAAGTATGTAGATTCAGTAGTTGAATGTCTATGTGGTAATGATGTTTGGGGTAAACCAGGTGACCGTTGCACCCACTGTGTGGCTGAAATGGAATACATCGAAGTCCTCGACGTAGAACAAGCAGAAGAAGCGCGTCTCAAAAGAGTCCAACTTGAGTATGAGCAAGGCCTCATTGACGACTTAACCTGTTGGTGTGAAAAGTGTGACATCGACCGTCGTCTCATCAGGATGTATGAATAATGTCCGGCGCGTTTGGTGACTTGCGTTGTACCAATTGTAATGTTAAATTGGTTGAGGTTGTTAACCCTGATACGTACAAAAGTACGTGGTTACATCAGGGTTTAACTAAGCAGTACCGCAAGTGCGCAACGAGAAACGTTGCCACTCCGTTCCCTAGAAAGAAGGTAGAATAATGGAAAAGTTTAACGCAGACGCTTTTTGGTGTTTCTTGTTTGGTGTATGGATGGGAGCCTGGTTGCTTTGGGCTTACATGCAAGGCATGTTTGAAGATTCACCACGCCGTCGCCGTCGCCGTCGCCGTCGTAATGGATGGTTCTAATGATAAGAAGGAAAGGAGGAAATCATGATTAACGTCAAGTGGGAGACACCACAAGAAAAACAGACAGCACGAGTTATCAAGGGTGCAAAATGGGCCCCTGTAAAACTAATGCTAATCGAAAATCCAGGCCAATGGGCCTTGATTTACGAATCAAAGCCGAACCGTGGTGCATATCTGCCCACAGAGTTCAAAGGCAAGCAGTTTGAACGTGCATACCGTAAATACGGTAAAATCACCAAACTGTACGTACGCTACGTAAGTAGCAACTAACAAACTTACTAGGGACGGGGCATTTAGCCCCGTCTCTAGTAGTAAAAAAAATGCCGGCACTTCGATTATGTTACACGTACTCGCATGCTGGTCATTGTTTTACCATCGGTAGTAAGGTGCTACCGGTGCATACATGAAAGAAGGAATCATGTCTGAAATGCAAGAACCCGTCGTACCGACGGAAGAAGAAGTTGTAATTATATCACCATGCGCCAACTGTAGCGACGGTGAAACAGAACATGACTGCTTCATAGTCTACTCTGTTGGTCACGAACAACGCTGGTGTCAAGACTGTAATGATACACAGGCTTTCTGGTGTCATGAGTGTGACCAAAACTATGACTCTGGTTATTACGACAGTGGTCATGTTACAGGCGTCGGTGATGTTTGTGATGGTTGCCTCGGTAACTATTACTGGTGGTGTGAAGGTTGTGACGAGTATCGTCCTAACAGCGACAGTTGCTGTGACAACGACGGTGCAGATGACTATCTACACAACTATGGCTACAAGCCAGACCCCGTGTTCCACGGTGTCTCTCCCATTCAGTTCGGAATCGAACTAGAATGTGAGAACATTAACCATAACAATGCAGAAGCAGCAGCACACTTCGTTAGAAGTGTTAAAGAATCTACTGCTTATCTAAAGGAAGATGGCAGTCTGTCTTATGGGTTTGAGATAGTTTCACACCCTCGTGACCTAGATTCATGGCGTGAATTTGCCCCGTCATTCCTTAAAGTTCTTGCAGAACTTAATGGACGTGGGCAACGTGCGTGGAATCGCACCAACTGCGGCCTACACGTACACATGTCAAGAGCAGGTATGTCACCTGCTCACCAGACACGTTTCGGCCTGTTGTTCAGTCGCAATGAATTAGACTGGAAAGAAGCAGCACGCCGTAGTTCAGGCTATGCCAACTTCAACGGGTTGAAGTCTGGTGGTGTACCACTCAAAGTTCTAGAACCGCACACGAGTTCACACTCTGACGCGGTGAACTTTGGTAACAGGGACACCATCGAAGTCCGGATTTTCCGTCCTTCATTCTCGCTGCGTTGGTTAGGTTGTATCGAGTTAGTAGCAGCAGCCAGAGATTACACACACGGTCTTACATCTTTCGATGTCGCCCGTGGTGCATTAGACTGGCCTAAGTTTGCAGAGTACGTGGCACGTGGGAAATTCCCGCATGCAGCAAGAATTATATCAGGTGAGCCATTCACCGGACTACAGGAGGTATTACCATGTGCGTAATCTGTGCAGGTATAGGCAATGAAAAGCCAACACATAAAGAATTAGAACAAGCATGCAAATCAAATCCTGACGGATTCGGTTGGGGTGCTGTTGTAGAACACAAGGGTGAACTTAGGTTGTTATCAGGTAAGTCCATGCAAGCCAAGGAAGCCATCTCGGATTACGAGGCTGTCTTCCGCGAGTACGGGAATCATGTCCAAGCACATTTCTTCCACGCTCGCATTGCAACACACGGTGAAACATCCATCCGTGGTTGTCATGGCTTCATGGTTGAGGGTTCAGACAAGAAATCCATCATTGCCCACAATGGCATTATGCCATTAACCCTCGAGAAGGGAGACTGGCGCTCCGACTCTCGAGTGTTTGCCGAAGACGTGTTGCCACGGTTCGGCGGCATCACTGGTCTTTGCGACCAGCGAGTGTGGGACGTGATGGACGGATTTGTAGAGGGTAGCAATTCCAAGGTTGTAATTCTGACCTTAGAACTAGAAATACCGCTACTGATTCTTGGCGAATCACTCGGCCATTGGCAGACCGAGGGGTTGTGGTGGAGTAATAAGTCATACATGCCTTATAATTACTCCACATACCCAGCGCCCAAGACAGTCATCATGGGTTCACAAGTTTGGGATGATGAAGACGAAGATTCAATGCTTACAAATTGCTTGAATCCTGAGTGTCCTGAAATTCTGGACTACATGAATGAGTTCTGCCACTACTGCGGTTGGTGTCAAGACTGTGACACACACTGGGAAGCATGTCAGTGCTTCGTTGGGTCGGTTAAGCGATGACTCAAACGTCACGGCGTATAGTCGCCGTTTTAACAGGTTGGTGTCTTGCACTAAGCCAGGGTGGTACGCAATCTGCGTATACCCTTGGCTTGGTGTGGATAGTAAGTTGGTACATTTTACTATTCCTGTACGACAAATAAAAGAAAGGAGGTACAATGGACAACGTCCAGCACCTAAACAAACTGATAGCGGGGGGAGGAATCTCCCTGCTATCAGTACAACAACTACCCGACAACGGTATCTGTTTCCATCTAGACACAGACTTCGGTTGCGGCTACGTTGAAGTCAGTGAAATTAGACACATAATTTTCCCTGACTAATTAAAAAGCCCTGGGGGTTGCGCTGTTGCGCAACTCCCCATGGTTTTTTTAACATGCAAAATCCAAGTCTTCAACTTGTATTTTACTTTTTTTTCCGGCCCCGCAGGGGCAACATGTGCTCGGACGCTGGTCGCATTTTTCGTAGAGTGCCCCTGTAAGGTCACTTGCAAGAGGTAGGAACAAGCGCACCTCACAGGGGCATGGCTGACGTGATAGAAAGAAGGGAAACTACACGTCAGCGAATCTGATGCTCTCACGTATGAGAGTCACCACGTCTTTTGTACCACGACTGGTTTTTCGTGGGCGGTTATGTCCGTTGACACACTTGTCAATCTCCACCCACTGCTCAGGCGTAATGTCAAACACAAAGTTTACCATCTCGCCACGAATCTTAATCTTAACTGAATCGGTCATAATCCCACGCCCCAAATGTCACAGACTTCCAAGACTGCATCGTTGAGTTGCTCAAAGAACGACTGTTGGTCTTCGTCGCTTAAATTAGCACTGGCGATAAAATCTTCTGTTATCTCAGAAAACCAAAGCACTTCTGAATTATCTCTACCGAATAATTTTTCTTCCATAATACCCTCCTTAATTGGTATGACTACATTATAAACACAAAATTACGTGCGTGTCAAGTCGAACTTTTTCTTTTGCGGTAACGGGCTACTCGGATACGGGTGGCTTGGTTGTATGCGTCAACGCAAGGCTGGCACGTCTCGTGCTCTGTGTCCTTCATTTTCTGCCTTCTGTGCCACGCCCAGCCACGTTCGGTGCCATGCTCCACCTCACGTCTGTTAGGGGGCGCATAGCCCAATGAGACGGCAACGATACGAAGTTCGTGGTAGTCAAGACCAGCCCATACTCCCCACGCTTCTCTATGCACAAGTGCCCACTCAAGACACTCGTTCTTAAGTGGGCACTCCTTGCAAATGTACTTCGCTCGGTTAATTTTTTTTATGCGGTCGTCGAAGAAAAGTTTGGTCATACCAATACACTTCGCCTCGGACCAATCAGCCATTAGAAGTCTGCTTCAACTTCTTTCTTCTTAGTAGCGTGTACTGTGGCCGTTGCGAATCGAAGGTCAGGACCAACGGCTTCGGCAGTTAGAACTACCTTGCTCACCGTCTTACCTTCCTTGTTCTCGTAACGGTCTTGGGTTAGAAACCCATTTACCACAACTCGGTCACCTTTGTGAAGTGTGTCGGCAACACCCTGTGCAAGTGTGCCCCATGCTGTTACATCAAAATAGGAGACGTATTCTTCGTCACCCTTCTTACGGTTTACTGCTACCGAGAAGTTCACAAGGGCTGTGCCGTTGTTAGTGAACTTAATCTCGGGGTCTGCTGTCAATCTACCAATAATGGTCGTACTCATCTCTGTACCTTTCGTTTATTTACTGCCTTGTAATACTACATCAATAGCCGGCCATGTGCAACAGTTTCACCATGTCTTCTAGTGTCACTACTGCATAGGCACGACCTGCGCTTGTGTTCCTGCGCTTAATCACCGCAAGGCCGATGTCTGCTTTAGCGTTGTTCTTCTCTACCTCTGTCTCATCCATGATAGAAGCGAGCGTTATCTTGCCAACGTTCTTGCACTCGATAACAATGGCGTGTGCGAATCCATTGAGGTCGCCTTTGTCAACTGTGTTGCCAGCACCGTATCGTCTCTCGACATTGGGGTAGCCGTTCTCGTTAAAGAACTTAGCAACGTCACGCTCCCACTGAGAACCCTTAGCCTTCTGTGGCGTTGTCATTATTTAATAGCCATCCATGTAAGAGTCCAAATACAGACAAGAATGATTACAAATGATGTTGTCGTCATTTCCACGCACCAAAAATACCAAATAACACAAACAACAATAATGCAACAGCACCTACGAAAAATACGTCAACCAGTATGTTAATTAGTATCGTCATCAGGCTCCAAGTCGTCCATCATGTCAGCAAGTGACTTTAGTAATACATCGTGTGATACTCCATTACGTATCAATGCACCCAACAATGAAGCAATGGCTTTGTCCATCGCACCGTTGACTGCTTCTTCTAATTCATTTTTCTTCATGCTGCACTCTCTCGCTTCTGTTTGAGCAACATACTTCTACGTTGCTTGGCACTAAGACCTGCTCTGTATCCTATCTGGTGATACGTAGATAGTGCGTCATCCAAGCACTGCTCTGACACAGGGCACCCGTGACAAATGCTCCGTACCATCTCGTCAACTTTGTGTGAAGAACCCTTCAATGGGAAAAAGATGTTTGTGTCCATCCCCTTACACTTAGCGTCTGCTGTCCAATCATTCAACTTCACTGCTCTTACCTTTCTTTAATACGTCCTTGAATCCTCTAGGCATAGGCACTGCTTCTGCCCTGCGTTGCTCCAACTTCTTCTCAAAGTTCTCCATGCTCTTTCGTACTTCTTCACTGCGGTCAACGACTGGTTGTTGTACAGACGTTCTGTTTCGTCTAATGAACAACTGGTCAAAGTGTTTACGCAGTTGTGTGGTGTTGAGTATCACGGGTGACCAGAATGTATCTGATGTAGCCCATTCAATAACACCACGTACTTCTTCTTCGGTATGGTTAGTGACACGTAGCAAGTACTCGATGTCGCTCATCGAAGACTTGTTGATACTGAATGCTTTGTATCCGTTCGCCACACACAACTCACGTAGTTCAACGGCAAGCGTGTGTGCCGACTTCCATGTCGCTGAGTCTTGGCCTTCTTTGTACTGTAACTTCTTGGCTTTGCTCACTGCCTGTTTTACCTGGTCAGTAGTAACAAATCCTTCATCGATTAAAATGCAAAGGGCCTTGTGGTAATCAGTTTCCATTCCTGAACTCATCTAGTGCGATGGTCAAGTACGTAATCATGTCAAGCAAAGAATCTTCAATGCCTTCGTTTGCCAGTAGTGAACCCTGAGCCGCAAGTTGCAGACGACCCATTTTGTCATTGGCTCTCAGACAAGCACCCACCCATGAGGGTATCCCAAAAGCCATGCTCTGACGAATGTTGTAGTAGGGATTCTCAGGACGACCGTAGTCTCTCGACTTCTTGTCGTGCATGTCCTGTACTTCTTTTAGTATTGCGTTAAAGGTTGGGTTCATTAGCAACCGTCCGTCCATTCTGGATAAAGCCCGTGGTTTCTGTTGTAATAAAATACAACTGCTGATTGTTGTTGATAGATGTCTGCTTCGTTCGGTGTAGGTGGTAGACCCTTGATGTTCTGTCGAGCGAACTGCCAAATGTCAGGCATAAATTGGAACATACCCTGAGCACCTGATACCACGTTGGTATCAACTACCTTGCCACGGCTCTCTCGGTATGCAACACATGCAAATCTGGCTTGTACATCTCTTGGTAGAGAGAGTAGTGGGGGGTAAGGCATAGCCCTCTCTACCAAGATAGGTTGTGGCACTTCTGCTTGTGTTGTTGCAACAGGCAGGAAAGAAAATGATGTCATAGCAGTTACAACTGCAACGGCTGACTTAATCATTTGCCCTCCCCTGACGGATGGCGTAGGCGTGAAAGATGCAACTGCAACTCACGCACCTTACGTTGTAGGTCACGGTTCTCGACCATGTATTCCTCTATACGTCCAAGCAGAATCTCATTCCGCTCACGTAGGTATTCGTATTCAACGTCCTTTTTCATCTGTTTCCTTCTCTTCGAATGACGTGTACCTAGACTTGTTGCTAGGACAACGGTGTAATACTTCTTCTGCTCTTGCTTCTATCAGCAATAGACACTTCGGGCACACCCACTTCCTCATGACTTCACCACCGTGAATGGTGCCATAGCCATGTTGCAGTGGCGTACCGTGACCTTCAATGCTACTCGAACTGCCATGTCCGGTTCTACTTTAGTTTCTGCCAAAGTCGCAATAGCCCCAGTAGCAACAGAATTGCCAGCACCAATTGCTGCATAATTCTCCTTAAACTTAACAACAGAAAAGTCATCGCACAATTCGTACAATGCTTTCTTAGTGACGACTAGTAGGCTCCACTCACCACCAGGGTTAGACTCTATAAGGTGGTTGCGTAGAGCGTAGGGGTCGTTAAGACCTGACTTGCGGGCGAGTTCGATGATGCGGAAACTACCCGCACCACCGATTAACGAATCGCCCGACTTCCATACCTTCGGCTCACCAGTCAGTTGATACAGTCCACCTTCATCGAAGGCTCCTGAGTCTCCGCCAATGGCGTAGTTCTTTCCGTCTGTGTAACCGATGATAACTGTCATTACTTATACTGCTCCGGTACTATGCCTTTGTAAGGCATCTGTTGGCTCTGTGGTTTGAAAGATGCTTCACACTTGGGACAGAAAACGTAAGAGTTATAATGTGTAACACTTATTAGCCACTCGTGCTGGCAATCTTTCCACTTGGTCATGACAACTCTAGGATGATACCGACAATCTCTGCTTCTTCTAGGTCATTCAACGACTTCAATGTACGCTGAACTCTCTCCTCACAGAAAGCCTTACGGTCTGCTGGCTCATCGAACTTCTTGGCTAGCAGTTCACGCATGTTGTCTAGTGGTGTTGGTTGCTTAGACTTGGGTGCTGACTTAGGTGCTTGGCTAGCCTTGTTGCCATCGTCATCCTCGTCGGCCACTACACCAAGCACAGCAAGCACCGAGTACCTGCGAGCATAGGTCGTAGCACTACCTTGTCCCTGGGCATCCTGCTTAGGTAGGTGCAACTTCATAGAGTAAGCCATGTACTGACCTGATTCGTGCAGAAGGTAAGTGAGCAATGTGTCGCTACCATCCTCTGCGTATGTAATGAACTGACTGATAGCCAACTTGTGCTTTGACAGCACTGGGCTAACGTGAGCCATTACTTCTGGCAAACCAGCGTACTTTGACTTAAAGAAAGGGTTAACTGAACCCTTCGGCACCGCACCGAACTCGGCTTGTGCACCTACAAGTGACTTGGCTAATAGGTCTATTGATTCACTCTGCATTTGTTTCTCCTAGGTTTGAGTCTAGTTTGTAACCGAGAGCAGCGAATGCGACCATGAAGGTATTCATCATCTCAAGGCATGCCTCGTAGTTGTGTGTGATACCGAGAAAGACAGAGTCGTCGTTCTCCTTAAGAGTTACTGCCCATGTGTTGCCATCGGTACAATCGGGAAACATGGTCAACTCTACTTCGCTACCTATCATGGTAACTGTTGGATATGTGGTGTTCATTGTACTTCCTTTCTTTTACTCATTGAACTGCTTGAGATTTTTATAGATGCTGGACCATCGTCTACACAGACAGAACGGAACGCACAGTAGTCGCATTGCCATCCACGACCGTTAGGGTCTAACGTTAGCACACTATTGTCATCGTCCTTAGCGGAGCGAATAGGTAGGTAGCCATCTTCCAAGAGACGCTGAACACTCTCCATACGTGCAATCTCTTCTGAAGCCAGTGGTTCCCACTCGTAACGTGGTACCTCGAACTCGGCAAGGAATCGGTTGACGCCTTCGACACCCATGTTCTCTGCCTTGTTCTTCGACAGTGCTTCGAAGCCAATGCTACCCATGACGAGCGTCTCGATACGGATGTCAGGGTTCTCTGCTTCAATGCCTAGTGCGTTCATGCCAGCCTGTGCAACAGCCTTTGCTGCTGGGCCAACACCTGCACCCATGGTGCCACGCATACGGTTCCACCCGACCTGCTTGTCAAAGGCGTAGGTACCCATGGTCTTGAGTTCGTACAGGACGTGTGTGCCACCATAGACAGAACCAACGTCGTAGATGTCAATGAGTGCGTCACACGAGCCTGATAGGAAATCTCCTATCTGAGAGGCAACCTCGAACTGGGCTGATGGGAAGCGACGACTAATCGCATCTTGTAGTGCTTCGTGTACAATGGTACCTAGACCTGTAACCCATGCACCGGCGTGGTCCATAGGTTCGGTAGGTTCAGCACCTAGTGCTGCATACGCCTGCTGACGAGCACACGAATGTGCTGATGAGTAGCGTAGTGGGGTCCCCTTGGCTGTTGGCTTAGGGGTCTGGCTTTTGAGGTGTAGTTCCTCGACAAGCAAACCAGTAATAACTGGGTTGGATACTTGTTCCATCTTACTCCTTCCTTTGAGTGGTACCAACGATACACACTCAGAAGGGGTTTGTCAAATACTCAGTACTCCACCGAAGTCGTGGGTTTTTTCCTTAACCGCAATAAGGTTGGCTTGCACGTACGGTATGTGGTTCTCTATGTGCCAATCGCTTGGAAAGAAACTACGCAATGCAGACTGCTGAAACCTACACTCGAAGTCAATGAAGTCTGCGTAGTGCTTGTCGGTGTAGTACCAGAACGAGTTCTCGTTCCAAAAGGCAATGTGTGTTGGGTCTTGAAAAGCACCACGTCCATCACTGCTTGGTGTCATAGAGAGCAACATGCCACCGTGGGCTAACTTGTCGTAGCACCACTCCATGAAGGCTGTCTTGTTGGCGATGTGCTCCATGAAGTCGTAGGCACGGATAACACCAACGCTGTTGTCGGCAATGTCCATGTCAAAGATGTCACCCACGTAGTCAACGCCAGGACCAGGTCGTAGGTCTACACCTAGGAATCCTTCGGCTTTGTTGTGGTGTGCACCAAGGTCAAGTGCCAACAGACCCTCACGGTTAGCCCATGCTAGGCAGTTCTTCTCGATAGTCTGGTAATACATGTTGACTGTGCCAGTCTGAATTTCCGCATTTCTTACTGACTGAGTGTTGTTAGAGTGCACACGTTGAAGGTACAGAATCTCAGGGATGTGGTAGAACTTAGTCTCTGTCTGGTACAACTGGGTCATAATGTCTTGGTCGTCCAGTACCTCTAGGTTGGCCTTATACCCCTCTATTTCGGCGTATAGGGCACTCCTGAAGGCACGTAGGTGATTCGGTGCGAACCAGATGTAAGACACGTTGTGGGGGTAATCTTCAAAAGCCAAGGCCCCAACGTAACCTTCCTCGTTGTAGTACTTCCACCCGTACTCTGCTCCAAAAGGTGGGACTAGGTCAGCCTTGCCATCTTCAAGGATTTGGGCTGTGTCAGAGTATACAAACCCGACATCAGTAAACTTATCAAAAACGTACTCAATTTCCATGAGTGCGTTAGGCATAAGTATGTCGTCGTGGTCAAGTTCCAGGTACACGTCACCTGTGCAGTATGATACGGCTTCACGTTTCAAAGCACCCACGCCCTCTGCCACAGAGTAGTACACCACAACCCTTGCGTCCTTAGGTGGGTCCCAGTCGGCATCGCCGTTAAGGAGGACTATCCATTCCCAGTTGTTATTGGTCTGCTCGTTAAGCGAACGGTAGCACTGGTTTAAGTACTTAGGGTCGTGGCTTGGCGTGAATACGCTAATCATTTTCATCCCACTTGAACATAGCACGGATGTACATAACCACGTACAGGAAACTGTACAGAATAAATCCGTATTGTTTAGATTGCAGGGCGTAGATTACCCATAGGAACTCGTTGCAAATAAGGACAAACCAGCCCCAACGTATCTTGCTACCTACAGTAAACAAACCAAATGAACCCACAAAGGCTAGTATCCATGACCAGGTCCACAGCATTAGAACGAGTACTCTACGTTAGGGTACTTCTTCTTCATGAACTGCACCAGTGGCATCTTCTCGTAACGACGGCATAGGTAGTCGAGCGATACAAACATAGGGTCGTATGAACCCTCACGCACCTCGTGCTTGACTACTATTCCTCGCCAGTGGGCGTTCCCCTGCGGGCCTTTATAGTCCTCATCATGGAGATAACACGCGCCCGCGACAAGGCCATGTTGGCTCTTGCCAGCGACGAAACGGAGTCCGTACGCAAGCGTCTGTTGGTGGCCCATCGTGAAACTATGGCCAATGGATTTAAGTCTCGCTTCAACATTGCCTCCTAGTGGCTTGCCGGTCATTGGGTTGTAGAAGTAATGGCTGTAAGCAACGCCATCGAGCCATAGAATTTCTAGGAATGGGTTGACTTTCCATCCGCTTCGTTCGTAGTCAAGGTGGTCGGTGGTAACAACTCCTTCAAGTTGTGCATCCATTGAGACAGCACGGTTGATTCTATCCTCATGGTTACCAAGGAGGATGTGCCTCTCAGGGTTCCATTTAGCGTGCCTGGTCTTACGACGATTCTTGTTAAAGTCGGTGAGTGCTTGGTTGAGGATTGCCCATGCGTCATTGGCTGCTTCTATGTCCTGCTTGTAACGGCGACCCTCCATAGCCTTCTTACCCTTGTCATACATCGACAGAGACGGCATGTCAGCGTGGTCACCTAGGTGAATAATTTTGATGGGTTCATCGTGGAACTCGTCCACAATGTATTGACCTATCCAGCGAAGGTGGTCTGTTGGTACTCCAGCCTTAGCCTGAGTATCAGGAATAATTACGTGTGTTGTTGGTTTTTGCAAGGTAATGCTCCTTGTCTAGTTCCGCCCATTGGGAGTCTAGCACACAAGTTACCAACAAAACAACACCTATGTAATTTATTTTTCTGTTACTGCCTCTGCTACTTCGGCTGGGGTGGTCGAGTACATGTCACTCAATTCCATTACCTTGTGAAATCCCCCGTACCACAAAGCACCAGCCACCAGGCCGGAACAAATCCAAGACTTAGATTTCCTTAGACAGATGGCATCGGGAAGTATGTTATCGAAGGCACATGAAAGTATGCTAAGATAACTGTATTTCAAGCCCACCTGAGAGCGAGCGAACTTCAGTACTTTGTCTCGGTCAACGCTGGCTGGTAGTTTTATTACTTCATACGTTCCACCAAACGCCGATTGTTCCAACGTTAGGTTGTCTGTGACACCTTTCGGTTGGGCTTGGATAAGATACCATTGTCCGTCCACGTATCTGTCCAAAATGGCAACGTGATTCCACTTTGAGTAATCCGAGGAAGGCATGAACTTCTGTGCCCATCGGATACTTGCTCCAATGATTCCCTTGGTGTGACAGAAAACCAGGTCACCGGGCTTCATCTCTGCCTTTGTGAAATGAAATGTGAGAACGCAACTCCATGTCCACTTCGTGAACGTGTGCGTTTATGTCGTCTAATTTAGACTCGATGCGATTCAGTGCGTCCTTCAATGACGACCCACTGTTCGGCTTAAACTCTGCCATTAACCTTCTCCAACCCCAAACAACGAAACCTGCAATAACTGCGAGAGTGGTTGCGTAACCGGAAGCAACAGTAAACCAATTGTTCAGGTTAACGCCAAGCACGGATTATGCCTTAGGTGGGGTGTGAATGTTCTTCTCACCAGTTGCGATTGTGTTGAAGCGAAGGTATGTCTGTGGCTTGCGTCCGTCTTGGTTGACGTGTACGTATGAAGGGTCACCTTGCTGTCCGTGCGAAATGGTCAGTGGGTTCTTGTTGCCATCAACACCAACAATCAATGCTGTGTGCTCGCCAGTCCCGCCACCGTAAACGATAACGTCGCCAGGCATTACATCCTTGAGGGCAATCTTCTTTCCGTGAGATAGGAGTGTGCCTGTGTAGCCTGTGTGGTTGTAGCCCATGCCGTTAGGGTCTGGTGCGCCAGCCCAGTTGTAGCAGAGAGTGACAAATGAAGAACAGTCAGCGTTAACTGGCAGTGAGCCAGGCTTGCCGATGTTTGCCATGCGGTTAGCACCTTGGGTGTAATTAAATTTAGCGTGGTTAGATGCAGCCCACTTAGCCCAAGCAACGATGTTTTGTCTTACGTCTGTCATGTCTCTCCTATGTCTTAATGATTTTGTTAGTTACTGCGTATGGTGAAATGGTTGTTGCTGCGGTACCTGAACCAGTGTTCTGAGTTGTTATACCTGTTGTTGCGCTGGCAGCACTTGCAGAAATACCCGTACCACTAGAACTAGTGTATTGAACGCCTACAGCCGCTTCAGAATAACGACCCACATATTTGTAACCTCCACCAGCAGTAACACCATTGTTTAATGCTGTTGCTGCTGCGTTATTACCTATCAATGTACCGCCTGATGGTTGGTGAACGTGACCAGTATCGGTAATATTTACTGTGTGAACGTGGCCCGAATCATTGACTGTGTGACTGTGAGATGGAAGGTTTGCTGTAGAAATGGTTGTAGTAACAGCACCACCTATTGTCGCTAATGTGTATGTAACAGCAGCAGCAGCGTTGTAACCAGCACCAAGCGTCATCACACCACGCAAATCTGGCACTTTAAAATTGCCGCCAGAACTGCCCCACGTATAACCAATGGCAGCGAACAAAGAAGCGTACGTTGTTGTGTCGTACGCAGAGCCATCGCAAAGAAGCCACCCTGTAGGTGTTGATGAACCTGCGTAATCCATAATTAAACCAGACGGCAGGATTATTGCTGCTTGCCATGTTGAACCGTCCCATTGTGGAACTTGTCCTGCGGTTGTAGCAGTGGGCAACTTGGCCCCTGTACTTGTTTGTTGCTTAGGTGCCTTCCACTGCACCTGATTACCGTTACCTACAGAGGTAAGTATCTGCCCCGCTTGTGCGGTGGGAGGTATAACAACATCGGGCATTGTTAGTTAGAACCAATTACACTTATTGATTGGTCGTAGACATTTTGATTGCTACCGGATGAGTTTGTTGTACAGTAAATGTTAATGGTTTGAGTAGCAGTTGTACCTGCGTTGTAGAAGTAGGTCATTGCAGCAGTAGTAGAAGCACCGTTTACTGTTGTTTGATAGTCTGCTTCTCCTGTAGCACTTCCGCCTGCATAAAGACTAAAATTGTAAGCAACAGTTGCACCACTTGCGTTAGTACAATACGCTGTCCAGTTAATAACATACTTTGTGTAACCACTTACGTTAAGTGTAAGAATAATACTAGGTGAGTTGTTAACGGTTACGCTTGTAGACGTACTACCAAACATTCCTACGCCACCACCACCTGCAACTCCTTGGTATCCTTGGTATCCTTGAACACCCTGATAACCCTGAGTTCCTTGTGTACCAGTGCTAGAACCTTGCGCACCCTGGGCACCTTGAGCACCTTGTGTGCCGTTCGTTCCATTAGCACCTTGTGTACCAGGAGAACCTTGAGCACCCTGAGCACCAACAACTGAAGACCAGTATGGCGTTGAACCGTTAGAAATAAGAGCCTGACCAGTAGAACCAATTGGCAAACGTGTCATAGTATTTGCACCAGTACCGTACAAAATGTCACCTGCTGCAGTTATTTGCTTAACTGTGTTTTGTACTGCTGCTGCTGCTTCTGCTGCTTCGGTTGCAGACCATACAAGATTAAAAGTTGTTCCAACAGGCCAACCACCGGCTGGGCTTGAAGTACCATCGTAGCCACGAGTGATGATTGTAAAGTTACCTGTTGATGTACTGTACGTACAAAGAATCTTTTCTTCGGCAGCAGTACCATACCCAAATGCAATTACACATCGTCCTGAGAAGGTACCACCTGTGATGTCAACCCAACCAGTCAGCGCGGTGCTGGATGCAAAGGTTGTAGAGCCGGAACTAATAGCAGCAGTAAGGGTACCTGCCGATGCTGCTCCTGCGTATGAGCGTGCTGGGAATGTTAAAGCCATGATTAAATTATACCTTTCTAATTGGTCGAAACGCCGTTATAGACGTAACCACCGATAGTCTTCATTGTTACTACACAATCGCCTTCAAAACCGTTTTCGTAATTGCCACGACGCTTGTGAGGAATCCAGTCCATCATTTCAACAACTACGTTAGCAGTCAACGGTCCTTCTTGATAAACCACTATTGTTTGTTTTTTTCTTAATGTTTCTAAAAACATAAATGATTCGTACGGGTCAACAAAGACTTCCATACCGTCAACGACGTTTACGGAGTACAGTTGCAACACAACAGAAATGGCTGTTTCGCTAACCGCAGCAGGCCATGACTTAAGAGTCCATCGGTAAAGGATAGGAGTGTCTAGGTTCTGGCTGTCACTGTTTAATTGCATTGTTACAGAAAACTGCTCGGCACGGTAACCCGCAGGGACTGAATACTCTCCGGTGTTTAACGTTGTAGTTGAATAGGATTCAATAGGTACTGGTCCTGCATAGTCATTGTCATTAGGGTCAACAATGACGGTTGCTTGTGCTGATGTGCCATTGTTTGCAATAACACCGTAGTTAAAAGTAACTGGAATCTTTGGGTCAGGAATACCGTATGAGAAGATACCCGATTCAATGGTTCCGCTAGATACATAACTGTTTGGGTTCTTTGTAAATATGCCTAGACCAGAAACAGCCATGACAGGGGAACCAGTAATTGGGTCCCAGTCAAGTGACTTAATAGTTCCTTGACCTGTTACCATTAAGTCCGATGCGTACGCTGGTGCTAGTGGGTCACCAACAATAAACGTTGATAGGTCCAACTTACCTAGACCAGTGCTTTGCGTATCGTAGTTGTTCCAAGTAAACCAAACAAAACGTCCGTCACCAGTGATACCTGTTATTGGGTATTTAATTGGTTGAGTAATGTTAGGAATAAGTGGTCCTGATTTAAGGTCACCACTTGCAGTAGCAGTAGGGTCGTAGATGCTAAGTGTCTGAGCCATGCGGATACCACGGTTAGTACCAATAAAAATAAAATTAAGGTACGACTTAATGCACGTTGGGTACTCGTCAGGCGACATGGGTAGCGCCTGAACTGGGATGTTTAAGTTGAAAGGTTGAGGTGCGTTACCAGTAGATGTAGTTGTGTAACCACTGGTGCTAGACGTTGATGAACCTTGAAGGTTTGAACGGTAGATACATCCACTGTATCCACTGTTTCCGCTTTTTACATAGCCAGCAAAGTAAACTTGAGTAGCACCACCAGTAGAATCTGACCAAATCCAATTAGGGTTGACGTGGGTGTACAGCATGTCAGGCACTTGAGAGTTAACTACGGTTCCACCCTTTGACGTTGGGCTTAAAGTTGAAGAAGTGGTAATAGTAAATGTTGTTGTGCCAGGCGTAGAAGCAACTGCGTATGGTGCATTAAATCCATACCCTGTTGTTCCTTGAACACTACCGCTTGAGAACCCTGACGATGTTGTAACCTGCGTTGTATTAAATGTAAACGTAGTATTGGTAATAGCAGTTACAGTTGCTGTTTCGCTGTACGGGACCGTACCGTAGTTGAGGATAATGTTTGCTTGCTCACCCACAGAAAGACCGTGGTTAGTAGAGCAAGTAGCGGTGATAGCACCAGATGAATAAGACACACCACTAATACTTGCTTGAGTCATGCTGTTAGTAATGCTGATTGGCTGACCAACACTGAGGTTGTGAACGTCGGTTGTAGTTACCGTAGCGGTTGTGCTAGAAAGAGTAATGTCTTTAATACCAATAGTGACATCGTTAATGCTAGGCACTGCGCCAAAGGCAGGGTATCCAGACGCAACACGTGGCTGGAATGCATACAGACGGTTGTTTCTTGATGCAACCAATTGGTCATTCACCCAACGAACCATGTCGTATCCACCTGTGAAACCAGTAGTCACGTCGTTAGCAGCGTACAAAGTAAAAGCACTAGACACACCGAATTGGTAGTACCAGATTCCATTGTTGGTGGCAATGTAGGTAACTAATTCGTTGCTAGTAATAGAGTTAATAGATGTAACACCAGAAGGTGTGGCAATGGTTGTTGTCACAGCAGTAGGGTACGTAGGCCAACTGTTGGTGTAGAGAATAGTAGTTCCGTCAATGATTACGTTGTAGATTCCACAACGGCTGACAAGAACGTTTGCGCTTGAAGTTGAGTACCGGTTAATTGTGTCGTTGAGAAGTGTTGCCTGAAGTGGCACAGAGAATACGTCCACTCCTTTACTTTTAGCAAACCGTGTTTCTTGTGAGTCACCTTTACGGTCGAGGTACGCTTGACCTGCACCCATAGACCATTCAGTTTGCTCACGTCGCCACAGACCTTCAGTGTTAACTGTTCCCTGTCCAGCAATGTTGGTCATCATGATTGATTGACGCTGTGATGGAATGGTCTTGTGGCGGAAAGCCTCACGACGGTAAGGTTCAAACGAAGTGTCAACTGTAAACTGACGACCGTTAATTGCTACAGCGTATGCTCCCAATGCAGCAGTTGGTGTTGAAGCAGAAGTTGACGCTACGTTAGGAAAATACGAGTCCGCCTCGTTTACACTGGTCTTAGAGTAACCAAAAAGAACAGAGTAAAGACTCATTACCAGGCACGAACTTTGGTGTACTGACGTTGTAGACGGTCTGCTTCTTCGTTAATTCTCTGCATACGTCTAGCATTTAAAGCATTTACTGAACCAGCGACAGCACCAGGAGCAACTTCCTGAGCCTTACGTGGGTCAGGCTGAGACTCCATAAAGTTACGTGAGATTTCACGTGGGAGTGTAAGGTCAATTTCAGCGCCAAGTGGAGGTAGGTCCAGCATTGTTGGTGTTAGATTAGAAATGTTAGTTGTTGAGTATCCATTTTTAGGAGCAGCCTCATCATTAGTCCCTGGTGTTGACAACACTGAGTCAGCAGCATCTACTAACTTAATAAACGGTGCCGAGTAAGTAACGTAGATAGGTAGTCCAGGCCAACCTGATTCGTACAACACAAGACCGTGACCCGATGGGAACACTGGGTCTGGAAGACCACGAAGAACTTTCCAACGCTTGATTGGTGGGAATGTACGGTACGGTGGTGCAATACGGTAACGGACTTCAAGGATGTCAATGAAGTTGTCAGGCAAAGCGCCAAGGTCGTATCCAGCAAAGACTGGGTTGTATGTAAGGACAGCAACACCTACACGAAACAACCCATTGGTTGGGCTAGACAATGAACGAAGGTCGTCATTAATTCCAACGCCAATGTCATAGCGTGAGTAACGTGGGTTAATGTAGATGATGGTGCCATTGATGTGGCTAGTTGGTGTAGAACCGTAATACCCACGTAGAACCGTTGCCTTTAATGTAGTTGCGTTCCATTCAACAACGTACATCAATTCCAACTCTACTGAAAGTATAACGCCAGGCGAGATACCTGATGTCTGAGCACCAGAAAGAACAACGCTTGTGTCAGTGGTGCCGATGCCACCAGTCTGGTTAATCTGTACGGTACGTTCACGGATGCCACCCATTACACGGCGGTATACCTTCTCTATAAGGTCGCCAAACGTAGTACCGTTTCCAGTGCTGCTTGAACCACCTACTGTAATTATTGAGGGCATGGGGAGTCCTTTAGTTCTCTATCTATTTTACCATTTGCCTAAAAAGGCCAACGTAACTTCAATTTCCTGCTCTAAGGTCAGACCATCAGGAATTACAACGTCGGGATTCTCAGGTCGCTGCCATAGGAGGTTGGTGTCCTTGTAACGGCCTTCTTGAATCCTGTCCATAAACACAACTACGTCAGCACTACCAAAGGCTTTTCTGGTATCAGATGTTGGGCAAACAAAATCTACCACCACGTGAAACCCCTTCTCCTGGAACAAACGAGCCATGCCACCAAGTCGGCGTGCGTGTTCAATCCTGTCAAGGTGGCTGAAACCCAAATCATAGTTAACAAAATCTCTTACTTCATCTGCGTTTAAATGAATAGCCGCAAGGTGCTCAGATAGTTTTCTGGCAAGCGTTGTCTTGCCCGAGCCTGGTAGTCCAATTATTTGTATAATCATTTTGTCTCCGTAGCAAAGTTACGTGCATCGTTAATTTCGCCAATAACGTTCTTGGCCAAAATAACTGCATCTTTGAATTTTTCTACGACAGCATACGACCTCAACATCTTTGGGTTTAGGCCAACAGAGACAACAAAGACTTTGTAATTTTTATCTTTTTCTATAAAAACCTTAAAGTCGCTATTTGATTGAAAGTAAAACATAACCCTGTTTGGCTTATCGGGAACAACCATGTATTGCATTTTCATTTGTAACTTTTTCTGTGGTGCTTACGTCGAAGATACCAACGCCCTTCTTTGTAATCGTCGGTTGACACGTTGAGAAGGCTTTCGTTCCAAAGACCTTTCTTTGGTTTTGACTCCCAGTTTTCTCTAAGAAAAGGAATAATCTGAATGATTGGCGTACCAGCAGGTATCAGACCTTCAAAACCTTTCTTAATGTGAAAAGGAATGTTGCCACCGTGAACGTTCATCTCACCATCAACCACACCAGAAAGAGTAATGAATGGAAGGTCGAATCTATTTAGTGGGTGAGTAAAAACTGCGCTGTATCCTTCTGGTAAAGTAAATGCAACCTGTGTTTGCCAAACCAAATGTTCTTCGTCATAGCCTTCTGGTACTGGCATTTTTCCAGTAGAACCAGGTGCTCTGTTGCCTACAGGAGAAGGTACATCTTCATAACGTACAGAAGGACCGTATGGGGTTTGTGTAACGTATACGTCCTTGCCTAGAGCGATGTAATAGCCCGTTGTTAAAGCGTCAAGGAAAGGTATGCAGTGTTTTACTGAGGCGTGATTCTCACCCTCTGCATTGTAGAAACGTTCAATCCCTCTATACCAATCAGGGATAGCGTTAACCATTGGTTCAAGGGTTTTTTTTAACGTACCTGGTAAGGCTTCAAACCTTAAAACTTTAGACATGCGGCTGCCAATTTCCTAGTGGACAGAACGACAATGCTAACTTTACCTTCTCTGGCATAAAACAATGGCACTCTTTGCAAACGTTAATTTTTTTACGAAGCCTTGGGCAATTTTTGCAAATAGCAAATCTTTCGTTAGCCAATTCATCGCTGACACGTTCTTTTGTAAGCAAGTCCCATGGTCGAGTTGGTTTTGGTTCGTTATCCATTTAGATAACCGGCTCTGTAAATGTATTTCTAATTGGGTCGTACACATACCCTTTTACTATGTTGTCGGCATTTTCAATGTGTGTAACGTTCATGACAGTTACATCATCGCTTGTAAGAACTGCAGCATAGTAAACACCTACCTTGTCAACTTGAACAACTTTACCGTCTAAAATAAAAGCAACCGTGTTGGTCTGATTCATCTCTATGCTTGGGTCGTCTGGAAGTGTCACGTTTCTCCTAAGATACTATTGTTAATGTTTGTTACTTCTTGGTTTGACAAAATCACTGCGCTTTTAAGGTTTGCAGCGATGCCAACAATCTTTACATCATCTGGTCGTGTCCCTTTTGAAACAACGTAGAAATCGTAATCGTCGTTTTTTTCTATAAAAACACGTTCTAAGCCCATGGTCTCAAGGTACTTAAACGTTCTTGGTTCGTTGTGCTTTCTCTTAGGTGGTATGTGTGTGGCGTGCCACTTTCTGCCACCTGGGAATCGTTGTTCTTTGTTTCGTCTAATCATTGTCACTCCCAACGTATTTACTAGGCATTATATCAAAAAGCAAATGGATACGCATTGAGTCGCCAGAATTTTTAACTTCATGCCATTTGACGTTGTTTATCTCCCAGCACTCACCCGACTTAATGTTAATCGTTTCTCCACCTACACTAAATTTAACATTGGGGTTAGTTACTATAGCCAAGTGGTGCCTTCTTACAGAAGATAAATAGTCGCCATAATCGTAATGACCATAAACTTCTTTACCTTCAGGCAAACGTATAAAAAGAACTTTGCCCATTTTGCCACCAATCTCTTTTTCAAAATGACTAATGATTGGCTCTATCAAGAACCAGAGATTGTCGTCTTTAGAAACATAGGTAGATACATAAGGGTCACCAATGTTCCAATCCTCTGAGACATTGTTTATGTAGTATGGATTTGCTTCGGCATGATGAATACCAATTCGTTCCCTGCCCCAAACTATGTCATTTGACATCAGGTAGTCAGAAATTTTACTAACGTCAAAGTTGCCTTTAAAACGAAAGTTAAAAGGCTCAAAGTTCTTTGGTGTCTCCGAAGGGCTTGCGTATTTCATTTTTACTTTTGGTAGTCAAACGTTTCAAATTCCCAAGACCATTCAGCCTGAATTTTTTCTAAATGCTCTTCTTTGAAAACGTCAAAATAATTAACCGTTTTTGGCCTAAGATTTTTTTCTTGGTAGGGCACAATAATTTCAGGCAAATTAACTAAAGCAAGGACTTTATTTATTTCGCTTTCTAAACCATTTTCGTAACGAAGGACATGACCAACGGATATGTGGTTTTCATCGCCTTGTGTGTATAACCTCTTGGTACTTTTTAACATACAAAAACGTGGGTCTGTCTCAGAAAAGAATTTTTCCACCCACGATTCCTGCTGTTCTTTGGTAAGGGCATTCCAATCAAACTTCCAATTGTACTCATCAAGTTTGTGAAAAAACCAAGATAGGACTTGTTCGTAAGGGTTTCTAACAAAAACTGCTGACACGGTATTGCTAATTACATCGTCACCAAATACTGTTTTTGCGTGACCATAGGACGTGTGATTTGACAATTCGTATTCGTTTGTTTTCCAATTTCTTTCAATGTGGTCAACGTGCGAAGGCTGACCGATTGGTGTGCATATAGCGCTTTGTGGTAATAAACGTGACAGTGTTACTTCTAAAGAGGTGCCGCCAACTTTAAAATTTTTAATAAGTAGAAAATTGTTATCAGGTGAATATATCATTATGTTCCTTATGCGATTGGCGGTAGTACCGATACAGGGGCAGAGAACGTACCCGTTGTAGAATCGTAAGACCAACCGACTTTTATACCTTGCGTGTTATTTGTAATGTCAATAATTGTTGGTGATGGTGTTTCTGTCATTATTCCAGCAAACCTTGCACTGCAATACATTGCAAATACAACAACGTTATTTTGCATGTACACAAGTTTGTTACTAGTAATTACATTTTTAATAGACATGTACTCTCCTTATACGGCCGTAAAAGGTCCGATTGAGTTTCCTTGGTTAAACCCACCATTGCTCACTGAACCTGATGCCGTTACTCCAACCGGCGCTAGAATTATACCAGTAGAAACGCTTCCCGTTGGAACAGTTTGAGTTGACGTAAGAGTACCAACGCTGGTGACTAAAGCAGTATCGCTAAAAGCAGTGGCTGTAATTCCTCCAGCAGATGTTGTTACAACACGTATTGACTGAATTAGGTTCGGTGTTTGAGCCCCTGAAGATTGCAAAGCGGCAGTTGTTATTAGGCTTACAACATTTGAAACTGCTTTAATTAGAGATAATTGCCAGTAGTACGTTGTTGCACTGGCGTACCCTGTAGCCGATGTAAGGCATGAACTGGGTGAAGTACAAGTATAACCAACGCAACTGCAACTTGTTACATTGTAGTAAGGACTTGTGTAATAACCGCAACAATACGGACCATACCCTCCGCAACAGTAAACATAGTAGTAGTACGTATAAGAATACGTGTAATCATATTTGTACGTGTTGTTAATTACACCAAAGTAATTACCAGCGCTAGTTTCCCAAAAAGAAATTCCTGCACCTGGGGACACACTTTTAGCAGTTATTGTTGCTGCTGCATTAAAAGGAATAGTAGCAAGTGGGTACGACGAAGAAGCCGTTGCAGTAATGGCAGTTCCAGCATTTGATGACCATACACCGCTAACTGCAACCCATACTTGGCCGGAAGTGGCGGTACCAAGACTTCCTGAAGTTGTACGAGAAAAGGTATCATTAATTGCAGCAAACGCTAATTGAGCAAGAAAACCATATGCTCTTGCCGTTAAGCCAGCAAACGTTCCTGTTAAAGGCATTAGTACTTCGTCAGGCTAAGGAGAAGTGTCCACGCCGACGACCCCGTGCAAATTACAACAAAAGTATAGATATCAAGTGTAGAAGCATCTGCTGCACTCCAGGCAGTTCCACTTTGGTAACGAGTAGTAATACTGTTATTTGTAGCACCTTCTAATGGCAAAACTGTTGAAGATGCCCCAGCCTGAACTGTGTTAATAGTTATGTTCTTAGGAAGATAAGCAGTTGCTCCGTTGCTAACTAACATAGTAAATGTAACAGATTGACCAGTTACCGTAGGTGCTCCTGTTATGTTTACAGTGTAAGTTGCTGTTGGGTTTCCTGTGTAGTTGTAAAGGGTTGAACTCGTAGCGCTTAATGCTGCTGATACAGAACCACTTAAAGCAGTAGCAGAAGTACTGACTGTTTCAAATGGAGCAGTAAGAACTACGTTAGTAGTAGCAGCAGAATATCCTTGCGTACCTTGATTTCCTTGTGTGCCTTGACTACCCTGAGTACCGGTAGCACCCTGGCTACCTTGCGTACCCTGTGCGCCAGTACTACCTTGAGAACCAGTACTTCCTTGACTACCCTGAAATCCTTGTGAGCCCTGTACGCCCTGATACCCCTGGTATCCTTGTGAGCCTTGCGCACCTGTAGTTCCAGTAGCACCTTGAAATCCTTGTGTGCCTTGGAATCCTTGGTTGCCTTGACTACCTTGAGCACCAGTAGTTCCAGTGGCCCCTTGTGAACCTTGACTACCCTGTGCACCAGTTGTACCTGCTGTACCTTGGAAACCTTGCGTCCCCTGCGCTCCAGTAGAACCTTGTGAGCCTGTCGCACCTTGAATACCCTGAAAGCCTTGGTTACCTTGGGAACCAGTAGAACCTTGCGCACCCGTAGAACCTTGTGCACCCGTAGAGCCTTGTGCACCAGTTGTTCCCTGAGCACCGGTAGAACCCTGAAAGCCTTGTACACCCTGTGTACCGGTAGCACCTTGTGCCCCTGTAAACCCTTGGTATCCTTGACTACCTTGTGTTCCAGTAAAACCTTGGCTACCCTGTGCACCGGTTGTGCCTTGAGCACCTGTAGAGCCTTGTGCGCCTTGTGTGCCTTGGTTGCCCTGGTAACCCTGAATTCCTTGTGTGCCTTGGTAACCCTGTGGGCCAGAAGCACCGTAAAGATTTACTGTCCATAAAGAATACGTACCGGAACCAGAAACACCATTAACAAGAACAACAAGTGCACCAGTTCCAACATCGTAAGAACTAACAGTACCTATCATTGTGTTAGAGACATCGTAAGCAATTACAACGGCTTGACCTATTGAGTAAGAATAGTTAGTGTTTATAGTTAAAGTTTTTGTACCCGTAGTAATACTTAATGAAGTAGTAGACGTTGTGCGGTATAAATCACCAGAGTTTCCTTGATTACCTTGGTATCCCTGATTGCCTTGAGTTCCCTGAGTTCCTTGAAAACCCTGATTGCCTTGATAACCCTGGTTACCTTGAAAGCCTTGAAAGCCCTGATTACCCTGTGAACCAGTAGCACCAGTAATCCCTTGGTATCCCTGACTACCTTGGTTGCCTTGAGTTCCTTGGTTGCCTTGTGAACCTTGCGAACCAGTTGAACCTTGTGCACCAGTGGCACCAGTAGAACCAGTGGTTCCTTGACTGCCCTGTACACCTTGGAAGCCTTGACTACCTTGGAAACCTTGATTGCCCTGTGTGCCCTGATTACCTTGTGAACCTTGTGTACCAGTACTTCCCTGTGCTCCAGTCGAACCTGTGGCTCCCTGAGCACCAGTAGAACCTGTTGTACCCTGATAACCCTGTGCGCCTTGTGAACCTGTTAAACCCTGGTTGCCTTGGTTACCTTGGTATCCTTGATTTCCCTGTGCTCCCGTGGCACCTGTAACGCCCTGTGAGCCTTGTGAACCAGTAAGACCTTGTGGGCCTTGTGTACCTTGTGAACCTGTTAGACCTTGGTAACCTTGATTTCCTTGAAACCCTTGATTACCCTGCGTTCCAGTTGTTCCTTGTGCACCTGTTAGACCTTGTGGTCCAGTTGAACCTTGAGCACCAGTTACACCTTGTGCTCCTTGGTTACCAATGTCACCTTTGGCTTGAGTAAGAGAGTCGTCTAATGTCCAGTAGTACTTAGCCGTTGTAGAACCAACTGGGTAAGTAACACAGACGTAGTAATTGACGTTGCTTGCTACGGTTAGTTCCCATTGTCCAGGGCCACCAAATTGAGTACCCGTCATAACAGGTCCAAAGTAATCGGTGTTTAATGTAGCGGCCGGAGGTGCTTGACCTGCGGCAGGTGGAGTTGCGAATAGAGATGCTTTGTAAGCATAGACGGCTGCATCGTTTAGAAAACCTGAAGGACCAGCAACAACTCCACTAAGAATGTAAGCCATTAGATTACTGATTCTCCTCGGTTAATTGCGCCCTGTGTTTCGTCAAGCCTTTTGCCCAATTTGCTGTCGCCTTTGAGCGTGCTTCCTGTTTCTACTTCCCACTTCGATACTGCACGGGATTCAAGTGCCGCAGCACCTTTAACCGTTTTGGGCTGTAGCCCGTCCTTGCGTAGACGCCTATAGGCATCAACGTCATTGTGCATAGCCTTAGTGTCCATGTTAATGCGTCCAGCATCAGAACGTGTAGGCATAGCAGATGCTGCAAATCCAATAGATGCAGCCTTGCAACCAAAGCAGTTCTCTGGATGTAGCCCCATGTTGTGTGGTGTTGCGGTCATGAAATTAGTGCTCCGTATCCAGCAGAGGTGAGTGCAGCGACTTCGGTAGCCGTTATTGATTGCTTGCCTTGATACACTTTAGTAATATAAGGGTTTTGTGAAACAGATGTATTCGTTAAAACTGGTGGGCTTACTTCGTAGTCCGTGTACCAAGAAATAGCGTAAGGAGCCGATGGGTCATACGGGTTATACGGGTACGGAATGTTTGTATTAGAATTTTCAGCCGTAGCAGTGTCTTGAACAAACGTTCCATCTGATAGCGCAAAGACAGTGACGTATCTAGCCCTGTTAGGGAAGTAACGAAATAGTCTGTTTGCTATCCCCCGTGAATCCGGAAGAATCGGCGGATTGTCATAGACCTGTGGTGGCGTAAAGTATGCCACTTAGGTTCTACTTCTTGTTTCCGTTAGCCCCAAGGCGTGCTGCTACTTCTGCGTCACCCATACGAGCACCACCTGTGCCACGAGTTTGAGTCTCGTTTGCTGGTGATTCTCCTACTGGTCTAGTAGTGCGCTGGAAACCACCATCTTGTAGTTCTTCAAGAAT